ACCATTGCTGTTAGCTTCTGTAAGTACCAACCAGCTTTCTGTAGGTCTTCTACCTGCTTACCTTTGTAGTCATAGCGCCACAGATACTTCAGGCAGTTACCCTTTAGGTAGCCTTTGAATGCCACTGAAGACATAGACTCTTCAATAGCTTCAATACATTCTATGTTACCGGTGTTGTAGTGTGCGGGTCTGAGCACCATGTCCGTTTCAATGTCCGGTTCTTCTAGTATTTTTTGTGCTTTATCACAAGCTTCTTTAGCTTCTTCGTGAGCTGCCTTCATCCACGCATCTATGCCTCTTCCTTTTTTAGGCTCAGCCCAACAATCTGCAAAGTCTCCAGCATCGCTCGTAACTTCTTTGCCGTAATCTTCTGTGCTATCATAAACATATTTAGATTCTAAACGCTCCATGTAACTTTCAAACGTAGGCTCTCCTGTTTCTCTAACTCTGTCCCAATCTTGTGGCGTTGCGTCATTCAATCTCATCTTTAAAGTCCTCTTTCTTTTTCACGTTAATCCAGTTGTCAGGTATACTGTCTTCACTAAACCATCTAAAATTATTAGCTGAAGCCCACTCACCATGGGAGCGCCTTGTACCATCTTTACGAACCTTGGCGGCAGGCATAGGGGCATTGGGGTTGGCAAACAGAAACACTAGCTCAACATCAACAGGAAGAACCTTAGAAACCCAGACATACTTAGAGTATTCTGCGCTGTCCCAGAAACGGCCCTTAGCCTCCAGAAGTATCTTCTTGCCATCTATTTCTTTAACAAAGTCTGGCTCGTACTTGTGGGTGACTGTGTACTCAACCTTGTCAACGTGGTGCTCCCAAGCATCTAGGATTCCAGAGTGCAACTCATACTCCCAGTTTGAATCATAGCCTTTTACTAAGTCTTTTTCTACTGGACGTTTAACTCTCGGCTTCCTATAGCCTTTGCGTACCTTCTTCATCTTTGCTCCATTTTCCATGCGATGTCTTGTGGCGTTACATCCTCAACGTCTTTGTCAGGGAATATTTTTATTAACTGCTTTATCTTATTGCTCAGCCACTTTAATGTATAGAAGCTAGTATGTATTGTGCCTTGCGCCCACAGGTGTGTTTGTTTAGGCAGCATATCTTTGAAGTTATCTTTGTTAATCTTAGAAGCCTCCTCGTCACTGAGAAGACTTTTAAGCCATTCAATCTGCAAAACTTCTGCGTGTTTTTTTATTCGCTTAGACTTTTTGCGATTCATAATATCTCATCCACCTTTGGTTCTGCCTCTACATGTGTTAAATATTTATAGCCAGTAGAGTATTTAAAAGTTCTGAGGCCAGCTCCATCGTTGGCATCCTTGTGGCATTCGTGTTTATACTTACACCACGTACAACCTTTAGGCAATTGCATATTTCCTTTCTTGCCATCAGGTGTGGGAGTATAGCACAAGTCAGGCGGCGTGTCAAGTTTTAATTCGTCTAACAGCGTATTTATTTTAGTATCTATGTTCGGCTTATCCAAGTCGTCTGGAACATACATACATAGCTCGCCACTCTCTTTATTGATAACAAGAAACCCGCCCTCGTTTGTGCCTTCTGCTTTCTCGTAACCGGCGAGCTGTCCTAAGTAACCGAAGGGGTCATCGTCAGCCAGTGTACCCTTCATAAACTTATTGAAGGCAAACTTAGATGCAGACTTAACGTCTACTACCTGACCGTTAATCTTACAGTCCATGTGTCCAACAATACCGTTGACTGTAACTTCTTTCTGCTCATCGGTGACGTTGTGTCCCGCCATTCGTACAAGCATAAGTACAACTTCTTCGAGGATGTGACCGTACAGAAACTTAATTTGCGTTGCACCATCAACGCTGCCACGGCCATTAGGGTCACGCTTCTCAAACCACATCTGACGAGAGGGCTTACCTACGTTAGACATTCGTACAGTGAAGTCAGTGTCTCTGGGTCTTGGTGTTGCCCAGTGGAGGATAGCTTCTTTCATAGATGCCATCGTTGCATCGAGCGCCTCCTCCGTTATTGGAAGAGGCTCTCCATTTGAAAGGTTTTCAAGCAGCCCATAGATGTCAGGGACTATAGTATTAAGCGGCTTCTGGTTCATCTTCTAACTCCTTGAATGCTTTGATTACATCAGAAGAGAATAGCTTCTGAAGATTTAACAGGTACATTTGGCTTGCTCTGTTGTCACCACCCGATACGGTTTTAAAACTATCTAGGCGCTTGACAATCTTCTTGAGCGTAGCGGTGTTAAATACCAGTGTGCAGTATTCATCATCACCGATACATAAGTTATGGAACCAGTAGTCGGATTCAGTTGCGTCAATCCCTGACGGCTTACCGTATGACTTATACTCAATACAAATGTTACCCGTCTTTTGCCAGAGGTCACGCTCTGATTTAACTTCTATCTTCTTTCCTGTAAGCATCGCTGCAATTTTATCTTCTCGCACCTCTCCGTATGCTAGGTCAAGGTCGAACTTCTTTCTGTCTGCTTTAGTGGGTTTCATGCCATCCATCTCCGATGTTGAAGTCCCCATCTAAGGGACAGTTTAAGTTTAAGTTCTTACCTGCTTCAACGATAGCGTCAATACCTGCTTGACCTACTGCTTCTGCGTCTTGTTCTTTGCATTCAATCTGCCACTCGTCATGGACGTTGGCTACAAACTTAGCATCTAAGTGCCGTATCTTTTTCTCCAGTACAACTAGCGCTTCCTTCATAACTATAGCACCGGCTGACTGTAACAGTGTGTTGAGTGCAGCATGTTCAGAGCGCACAGTAACTTTACGCCCATCTAGCCCCTTGAGGAATCCCTTTTTACTATCTCGTTGTACTCGTTGGATAAGAGATTTAAGTGATGGGAGACTATTAAGAAACTGTTCTCGCAGTTGTTTACCTCTTGACTGACCTGCTTTAACCACTGACCCAATCTTTGCATTTCCAGCTCCGTAGAGGAAGGCATAGATGAAAGTTTTTGCCTGATTTCTTGATTCAAGTCCTGCAAGTCTTTGGTTAGCGCTGTGAATATCTCCGTTGAGGATTTCATTAGTATACTCCTTGTCGTTCATATAGTGTGCAAGCATTCTAAGTTCTAAGCCTGAAGCATCAATACCTACAAGCTTGTTGCCTTCCTTCACAGTCCAGCAAGACCTGCACTCTTTACCGTAGGGTGAGTTGCTGCTCGGTATCTGCGCCATGTTAGGATGGCTGTGTGTCATGCGGCCTGTCACAGCACCGTTAGGATTAACATAACCACGCACCCTGTTGTCAGGCTCAACCGCTTTTATCCAACTGTTTACCTGAGCCAAGCGCTTCTGAAGCATTAGATACTTAGCAATCAGGGCAGCTTCGGGTATATCTTTAACCTTTGACAGTGTACCTTCATCAACAATTGGCTGACCAGTAGGTGTAAAGTTTTTAGGTGCCCATCCAGCATCAATAAGATACTCACCTATCTGCTTACGAGAACCCAAGTTAAACTCTATGTGAGTCTCACGCTTGATAGGCTTGTTGGTTTGAAGCATGATGTCATACTCCTCGTCAGTAAGCCTAACGCCCTTACCCTCTGGGCCTTCAGAAACTTTAGCAAGCTTACCGCTTTTAGTATACTTAGGCTTGAGAATATCTACGATAACCTTGGGCTTGAATGTCTCATGCACTTCAGCTTCTGTAGCATCTAGCTTCTCTTGGAACATTGCAACAAGCAACATAGCCTTACGCATATCTAACTCAAAGCCATTGCGTCTTTGCTCGTCTATAATCTTAGCAACTGAATGCTCAAGCTTTACTGCTGTAGGTGTGAAGCCTCGGCTCTCGACACGCAACTGCTGATATACTTTAGTATTCAGTTCTACATCACGCTTACAATACTCTAGCATCTCAGGGGAGTAAGCATCCCAAGCATCTTGGTTAGCGCCGTAGTCACCCTTGTTGAACTTGAGTCGGTAGCCCCAAGACTCTAAGCCATGACCACCCTCACGGGTTGGTTTGAACAATCTAGAAAGTACAAGTGTATCTACAATCTTCTTGTTGCTTAGGTCAAGTCCGGCAATACTTTTAATTGCTGGAAGGTCATAGCCAATAATGTTGTGGCCGATTAGTTTATCTGCGGCTCTCAGAAGACCATAGCCCTCTTCGAGTTGGGTGTTGTCAAACGTAAACACATCCATTGTGTCTACATCTTGAGCAACAATACAAAAGATTTTAGTGGGGTCAAGTCCGTCTGCCTCAATGTCAAACACTAAGTTACTCATAGCTCGTCTCCGTCAAAGGCATCATAGTTATTACCGTCATCAATCTCTCGCAGCCTGCCGGTGTCGGCATCGTATAAAAGGCTACAGGCCACACCAACATCTCCAGTGTATCTAGATTTAAGCACTCGCACCTTGGTGGTTGATGCCTCAATCTCGTCCTCTGATTGTTGGTTGCGCTCCAAAGATATAACACAGTCTGATAACTGAGCGATACTCTGAGAGCCTCTGAGGTGTGACAGTCCTGTCTCTATACCGTTCTCATGTCCACGGTTGCCCTCAACTCTACGAAGGTGGGATACCAATATCATACCAGCGCCTGTCTCTTCTACAAGAGAGCGAAGTCGGTGCATGATACCGTCAATAGCTTTACGCTCATCGCCTTCCAAGGCTTGCAGCACCAGCATATGAAGGTGGTCAACTACAACCCACTTACAATCTAAACCAACAATCAGGTAGCGAAGCTTGCTAAAGATGTCTTCTAGATTATTGACACCCAGATGGGCATGAATCCAAACACGGCCCTCGTTCTCTCCCATGAATACCTTGCGGTAGTATTGTTCGAGAAGCTCATCGCCCATTTTATTCTTAACGCTATCTAGGTGTAGCTTTGCGTTAGCTTCAACAGCCATGATACCTTCAGCAGTACGGCTCCAGTTCTCTTCAAGAGCTACAATGCCTACGTTATCTTTGGTGTGGTTGATAAGCCAGTGCTCTAGTTCTCTGGTCACAGAAGACTTACCAAGCCCAGTGCCGCCAGTGAGAGTTACAAGCTCACCTGCTCTCATGCCTTCTAGCTTCTTGTTTAAGCCGCCCCAAGGATATGGGATTGACGGAAGCTTTTCTGTACGTAAACGCTTGTATTCGTCTAACTGGCTGGACAGATTCATAATCCCTGAAGGGGTGTAGACTTTTGCATCCCAGAAACAATTAACAAACACAGAGTGCTTGTGTTCCTTGAGCATATCGTTAGGGTCTTTGAACCCTTCGGGCAGTGTCATCAACTTAGCTTTGTTGGGGGTGAGGAGCTTGGCGATAGCCTTAGCCCCTTCCTTGCCCACCTTGTCGCTGTCGAAACACAACACTACTGTGTCGAAAGATTCTAGAAACTCTAGACTATTCTTAACGTCACGAGCACCTCCTTGTGCTCCTGATTTAATTGATACGACAGGCCACTTACTTCCAAGTAGTTCGTATGCTGCCATAGCATCACACTCTCCCTCTACCACTGTAATAAACTTACCGCCTGCTTTAAACAACTGCTCTCCGAACAGCCCTGTTTCTTTTGACTCGCCCTTCCAAGCAAACTGCTTGTTAAGCTTCCGTATCTTTGTTGCTACTTCCTCGCCATTGTTGTAGTAGGGATAGTGGTGGCTAGTGACCTGACCGTTTAGAGTAGTAGATTTAACGCCATACTTTTTGGCAGTCTCAACACTGATTCCTCTGTCGGTCAGGGCATTATAGCTAGAGCCACTACCTGAGCCTTGATACTTAGTAAATTCCATTACTGTATCTTGTTTGGGGGTTTGCACTTCCGATGTGCCGTAATCTTTAAAATAAGTATTGCAACTGAAGCAATACGCTGACCCGTCATCGTTCTGTGATACTGGGTCACTCCCCCCGCATTCATTACACGGGAGGTGAAATTTAACAAACGGCATGGTGTCACCTCATGGTTAGCCTTCAACTACAACTTCAGCTTCCTCTGCATCTTCGGTGATGGCTTCATCCGTGAGCCTATCTTCAAACAAAGCTTTAATCTGCTGAGCTGCTGCTTGATATAATTGAACATCGTTGTTTGATACTTGTACCTTCACCATTGCGTCCTTCAAAAGCCCAAATAATCCTTGGGCTTCTGAGTCTAGCAAAGATACATCGTATACATTGTCTCCTACTTTATATGTACCCATTAAATTGCTTCCTCCATTTCATCTTCTACTTCAAACTCTCCGCCATCCATTGTACCGACAGAGACTAAATCCAGAACCTGCATAGCTTGGAAGTCTAAACCCTTGAAGGTCTTACCTTTCCAAACAGATTCCCACTCTTTGTACTGAACCTTAACTGTAGAGCCATTACCTACACGCTCGTCAATTGGGTTCTTGCTTGCATCTACAAGCTTAGGCGCTGACCGAACCATTCCATTCGGGCCATTAACTTTACGCTTGATGATAATTGCTGGGCCTTCATCCATGTCCTTTACTGCAAAACCTTTAGACCGAAAGCTTTGTGCAGTGTCTTCGTCTACTACTAGATTTACTGTGTATACTGGTTCGTAAGTAGTGTTAGGTGTTGTTACGCTTGCCCAATATGCTGTTCCTGATACTATAGCCATGTTTATATTTCCTATCGTTGGTGTTAAAATGAGGTGGCATTATACCACAAGTTACTTCGCTTGTAAAGTTTTATTTGAAAAAAAATTCACGCTCTATGTACATTGCCCAAACAGCTATGATAAACACAGCCCAAGCTGGCGCTCCACATAAAGCTAATCCAAGTGCTATGAATACAGTGGTCATTGTTCTTTAACAAATAGCCCATCAACCATTGTACCCTTGCGGTCTTTGATGTCATTGTAAGCGTGTTCCATGCACTGTTCGAGAGTTAAGTTGCTTCGATGTGCAATGTTAATTAGCACTACAATAATATCTCCGATGTCATCAATAACTAGCTCGTCATTCTGAATGTTAAGGCGTAGTTCTTCGACCTCTTCGAGAAGCTTTTCAAACTGTTGGTGGTCTGTTGAGCCATCAAATAAATTACGGTCATGGTGCCATTG